ATACATCTCTCTCATCTGACAATCTATACAAGGCCTTTGATGGTATTGTAAAGATTGCTAAGGCAAACGGTCACGTTGTTGACGCCGATGGCGCTAACATCTCCCGTGAAGTCTTCAATAATGCCCTAAAGGCACTCCCAAGAAAGTACAAGCAGCGTCGTCCAGACCTTCGCTTCCTTTCTGGTTCTAATCTAATCCAAGATTACTTATATTCTACTTCTCAGAATATATCAAACGTTAACCCACAAGATATTGCAGCAAGCATTATCCGTGGCGAGACAGCAGGTCTTGGTGGTCCAGCAGGCTTCACAGCCCCATTTGCATTCGGTATTCCGATTGTTGAAGTTCCTTTGCTTAAGGAAACTCAGGGCGCTGATGGTGATCAGGGCGATATCCACTTGACATTCCCAAATAACGTTGTTATTGGTATCAAGCGTGATGTTACCGTGTACCGCTTCTTCTGGCCTAAGAAAGACTCAATCGAATATACAATGTATACTCGTGTTGGAGCTCAAATTGAACAAGCAGATGCTTGGGTCGTTGTTAAGAACGTTAAGGTTGCTTCCTAATTAAATAGGAATTAAACTGCTGAAAAGCCTCCAAATTAATTTTTGGGGGCTTTTCCTTTTAATCTACTAATGCTATAATTAATAGACCTAATATTAAGGAGATAATATGTCATTTGACACATTAAAGGTAAAAGAGTTAAAGCAGATTGCAGACGATTTTGCCGTAGATACTGAAGGACTAAAGAATAAAGCAGACATTGTTGCCGCACTGGCAGAAGAAGGCGTGACCTGGTCCGTATATCAAAATACAATTAAAAATATTGAAGACGCAAAAGAAGAAGTAGAAGTTCTTACTAAATTTGATCCAAATCAAGAAGTTGATAAAGATGCTGTTCTTGTAAGAATGACTAGAAATAATTACAGATATGATGTTTTAGGTTACACATTTACTAAAGATCATCCTTTTGTAGCAATGCCAAGTGATAAGGCTCAGCAAATTTTTGACAAGGAGGAAGGGTTTAGATTGGCTTCGCCAAGAGAGGTACAAGAGTACTATAACTAAACCTTATAAATGGCAGAGATATACAAAAACACTAATACAGCGGTATCAACAAAATTATATATTAATGGAGAAGCTGTACAGCCTGAAGGCGACGTAGTTGTTTATTTTTCAGATATAACTGAAGATCCTAAAGTATCTCCTGCAATTGACCCAGAAGATGTTATTCTAACACTTACTGCTACAGAGTCAGACGTAGATTTTAGCGTTTACTCTGTAATTGTTCCAGTAACTTATGCGAATCGAAATAGAAAATATAAATTGCAGTGGGTGTATGAATATAATTCCACAACATATTATCACTACACATATCTAGACGTAGTTACACCATATATCTCTATAGAAGAAGCTCTAGAGGATTTAGGTGTTGGGTCTGATGCAAATGATCCAAATTATAAATCATATCACGAATTAAGAATGGCAGAGAAGTACGCTAGAAAACAAGTGGAACACTTCACTGGACAAAAATTTTATTTGCATGATAATAAATTTACAATTATGGGTAATGACTCATCAGTATTACCATTGCCGAGCAAAATTTATCAACTCCATACATTACATCAAAATGATAATATATTGATAGATAATTTAAACAATATAAATAATATTGGTTACATTATTGAGCCAACTGCAAGCGGATTTGGAATTAAAATAAATCAGTCTTCTTTAATTGAAGGAGATACGTATATTGCAAATGGTATGGTTCCTCCATCAATTCATGATGTTTCACCAAACATATTTAAGGCAAATAAATCATATGATGTCTATGCTAGATTTGGATGGCATTCCGTACCAGATGACGTAGAGCAAGCTACAATAGAAATAATGAGATCGTATTTTTCAAAAGATAGAGCATGGAGAGATAAATACGTAAATAAAATATCAACAACAGATTGGGACTTTGAGTTTAAATCAGAAGCATTCAATGGAACTGGGTCTTCATATGCAGACAAACTTCTTCTTGATTATGTTATAACTCAAATGGTAGTGGTATGATGTTTAGCGTTGTAGACGGTCTATTGTCTATGACTTTAGATGTTTATAGACAAGAGGAAGAACAAGATCCAGACACTGGCGTTATGAAAAGGCAATTTATGTATTATAAAACTTTGCCTTGTTACGCCAGAGGTGTTGTTGCTCAAAATGTTACAAGAAATTTAGATAAACAAATTTTTTCAAACAAATATGAAAATCAGCAGTATTTAGAAGTTAGAACAATTGATAGGCTAACTCAGAGAGAAAAAATTTCTAATATAAAAGATTCCAATGGAAACCCAATATGGTTTGAATTAAATTATCCAAATGATACTGCAACTGTGTTTGAAGTAGTAGGATCAACACCAATTACTGATCCATTCGGTTCGGTGGTTGGATATAATACATCACTAAAGAGATCGGAGAATCAGCAAATTGGCTTCTGAGGCAATGGCATTGCAAGCTGCAAGCGGACTAGTTAGTTTAATGGCTGGTCAGCCTGTAAGTGGTGCAATTAAAGATTCCACGGTGGCGCAAATATCTGCTGCAATATTTTATAAAACAAATGTGCTTGCTAAATTAACTGCAAACAAAACATTTCAAAGTTCTTTTCAAAATGTTTTATTTAAACAAATAGATGAAGATTTTGGTCAGTATATAGATGCAAAAGCAAGAACATCTCCAAAATCTTTACACCACGTTTACGAGTGGGGCAAGGCTGGGAATAGATCTGCAAGACTATTTAAATTAAATAAAATTTCTCAACAAGGATTAATGTTTCAAATTAATTATGAGCTTCTAGATTCCAGATCATTTGTTCCTTCAGAAACATCAAAACGTAGTCATGTTTTTATTAAAAAAGCTTCGGTTATGGAAGAAGGAAAATCTGTAGTTATCAAGCCTAGATTTTCAGAAAGATTATCTTTTAATATTGACGGTAATACAATATTTATGCCTAAAGGAGAATCTGTTACGGTTAAAAAACCAGGAGGCGTGGCTACAAAAAATTCATTTTTAGCAGCGTATAAATATTTCTTTACTGGACAGCTAGTTAATATGTCGATTAAAAGATCTGGGTTTCAACGTTTATTTAATTCTAGTATCTCAAAAGCCCTTGAGGTGCCCGTACAAATTAAAACTGTGAGGTATAGCTTCTCACCTAACAGTATAGCCAGCGAGGCTGAGGCAGCCCTTCTAGGGGCTTTTTCGGGGGTATCTAATGGTTAACTATAAGCTTGATGCTATGTTTGAGTTAAGGAAGTATCTTTGGAATAATTTAAAGGATACAGATATCTTTGATGAAAATAATTATTATGCTGATAATTTAAAAGAAACATTGATACCAATTATTCCAGTTCAGCAAGCCCCAGAAATGAATCAATTTTTGAGCGGGAAAAAACATATAGTTTATGACAAAATAGGTCTATCATACGAAGACAATTGGCTCATATGCTGTGAGCAAATACTATTTACTATATATTCTACAGAGGTTTCAGATATAGTCGAAATAAGAAATTTTATGACGGACGAATTTAGAAGGATGGATGATTCAGCTAGGGACATAAACAAATGGTCTAATCTTTCTGACAAGTTTAAATTTCATAGCCTATTCATTGCTGACATTTCCCCAATTAAGCCATCAGAAGAAATACAGGGCTTTTTAGCGTCAGACGTAATTCTTGAGGTAAAATATTCAAGAATTACAGACAATAATGGCAGGTTTGCCTAGTTTGCTTTAGGCTGTATTATACTCTAAAATTAGTCCTAGAGGAAAGGGCCTAGCCAGCCACAAATATATATATATTACATTTCATGAAATAGGAGGTTTAATTCATGGCACAATCAGCAGGTAATGCTAAAAATATTCTCGTTGGTGCTTCTCCATTGTTTATTTCAAACATTGATATTACAGAAGGATCAGCATACAAGGAAAACGCAGAACCAGGCTCAACAGATGCAGCTGCATATGAGACAACAAAATCTTATACAGATACACTTAATGGTGTAACAAGCGGTGCATTCTATTACAGAAACGTTGGTTTTACTAACAATGGTCTTCAGATCACATATAACCCAACATACGATTCTGTAACTGTTGACCAGTTGCTTGATACAGCTAAGCTGTTCAAGTCTGCGATGGAGGTTATGATCGCAACAGAAATGTCCGAAGGTACACTAGAAAATGTTCTAGTTGTATTTGGACAGGGATCAGACACTTTAACATCACCATCTACAGGAACACAAAGCGGAAATGATGTTCTCGCACTTGCGGGTGGATCATTAGGTGAAGCTCCAACAGAGCGTCAGCTAATTGCAGTTGGACAAGCTCCAACAACAGCTTCTCCAAAGACAGAGCGTGTATATTATGCACGTCGTGTTCTTTCTGTACAACAGTCACAGTTCTCTTTGGCTCGTACAACTCCAACCACTTTCCCAGTAACATTCCGTCTTCTTCCAGATGCTTCAAAGGTCGGTCAAGAATACGGTTTAATTATTGACCGTGCTTGGGCATAATAATTAATTTTAATTATTAAATAAACCCCCCAGAAATGGGGGGTTTTCATTTGTAGTGTTAATATCCTTATGTTATAATAATTGAGACATCCTTAAGGAGGATAAATTGGCTACAAAAGTATACGACGTAGAAGAGATTGAATTACAAAATGGTGATAAGGCTAAACTTAAACCATTATCAATCAAGCAGCTCCGTAAATTCATGGAAGTTGTAAAAAAGACACAAGATTCAACAGATGAGAATGTTACGCTTAGCATTCTAATTGATGCATGTGCAGTTGCACTTGAAACTCAATTACCAGATCTTGTTGCAGATAGAGATAAACTTGAAGACGCTTTGGACGTACCTACTATTAATCGCATTCTAGAAGTTTGCGGTGGAATTAAGATGGACGACCCAAACCTGATAGCGGCAGCGGTTCTAGCTGGTCAGAACTAGACTTAGCCGCACTAGAAGGACAAGTATTTCTTCTTGGGCATTGGAAGAATTACGAAGAATTAGAAGAAAATTTATCAATGCCTGAGCTCATAAGAACATTGGAAGCAATGAACGACAAAGAGCATAACCAGCGAAAATTTGCAGCATCTCTAAAAGGAATACAATTAGATGATGAAGCGAAAACAGAAAGCAAGACTTTTGACGATGTAAAAAGAAAGGCACTTGGAATTACTGCATCTGCAGATGACGTAGTTTCACTACAAGGATCTTTTGCCAGCGATGCTGGATTTGGAATCGGAATGGGTCTTGGCTATTCGAGGAGTAATTAATGGCTGACGAACAAATTGTAACGAGTATAGTCGCCAAAGCTGACTTGTCAAGCCTTGTGTCTGAAGTACACAGGGCTACAGCAAGTTTACAGCAATTACAAAGAGAATTATTAACATCAAATAAATCTATAGCAGCCTCAACAAAAGTTGCACAAAATGCTTTTAGAGATACCCTTACTAAAAGTGGTATGTATTCAAGCCACTTTGTTAATTTACAATCTGACGTAGATAAATTTGGTAAAAATTTAGATGCTGGTAGATTAAAACTTAGAGACTATTTCCAAACATTTAGAACTCATTTATCCACAACAGGCGGAATGATGAGAGAGCTTGCTAAAGAGCAAGTAATGTTACAAAACTCAATACTTCAACCATTAGGCAGAAACGCCCAGGGTTTAATGCAGTACAATGTAATGATTCCAAGAGGCCTAGATGCTATAAAGAGTAAAATGCAGCTTGCTAATATGGAAGCCATGATTATGAATAGAACTCTTTCTCAAGGTTCTACAGCATTAATTAACTGGGGTAAAAATACACAGTGGGCTGGTCGTCAGTTAACTGTTGGTTTAACTGTTCCGCTAGCAATGTTTGGTGCTCAAGCAGCAAAAGCTTTTAGAGAAGCTGATCAAGAATTAACAAGATTAGTAAAGGTTTATGGAGACATATCTGGCTCAACATCAACCGACCTAGCTAAAATTAGAAAAGATGTTACTCAAACAGCTAAAGAATTATCTTCAGCCATGGGAGTTTCATTTAAAGAAACAATAGGTTTGGCTGCTGATATTGCTGCTACAGGACAACAGGGTGAACAGTTATTAGGTTCATTAAAAGAAACTACAAGACTTGCAGTATTAGGTGAAGTCGACAGAGCTGAAGCCATGAAAGCTACTTTAGCAATTCAAACTGCTTTTAAATCAAATACAAAAGAATTAACAGAATCAATTAACTTTTTAAACGCAGTAGAAAACCAAACATCAACAACTCTAAATGACTTAGTTGATGCAATTCCAAAAGCTGGAACTGTTGTAAAACAATTGGGCGGAGACGTACAAGATTTAGCTTTGTATTTAACAGCAATGCGTGAAGGTGGAGTAAATGCTTCAGAAGCAGCAAACGCATTGAAGTCTGGTTTAGCTTCTATGATTAACCCAACAAAACAAACTATAGGGATTATGTCAGACTTTGGTATAGATATAATGGGTATGGTTCAAAGAAATACTGGCGATACAACAGGCATGATATTAGATTTACAAAAAGCATTAGATGGCCTAGACCCATTAAGCAAAGCAAGAGCATTAGAGCAAATGTTTGGTAAATTCCAATTTGCTAGAATGGCAGCTTTGTTTAATAATTTAGGAAAAGAAGGCAGTCAGACTTTACAGGTCATGAACCTAATGAATGCCAGCGCATCACAATTAGCAGAGGTGGCAGGCCGAGAATTAAGTCTTGTAACAGAGTCTGCATCTGGAAAATATAGAAGAGCAATAGAAGGATTAAGAGCAAGTCTTGCAGATGTTGGAGAAGAGTTTTTAGGGGTAGCAACTAAATTTATTAATGCGTTTACAAAAGTATTAGATTTTTTCAACAATTTGCCAGATCCAATTAAAAAAGCAGTTACATATTTAGGTGGATTTACAGCAGTTATTGGTCCAATAATTATGTTAACTGGTGTTCTTGCTAACTTCTTTGGGTATATAACTAAGGGTATTGTTTCTCTAAGAGCATTTTTCCAGGGTTCTCGTGGATGGAAGATGCTAACGCCAGAAATGATTGCAGCAGAAAAAGCTGCACAAATGGTTGAAAAATCTTTTTATTCAGATGCGGCTGCAGCAGAAGTATTACATGGAGCATTAACAAAATTAATTACAGATTATAGAACACTACAGCAAGCAATGATTGGTGGAGTAATACCAGTTAACCCAACTGTTGCAACACCAGCTGGAAATGTTATGATGGGAAGAAGATCGGTAGATCCGACAAATGTTTATGCTGGTGAAACAAATACAAGAGCTATGTCTCATATTTTGCCAAGAGATCCAAATAGACCAGCTTCTATGTTTGGAGGCGTTCCAGGAGCAATACCAGTAAATCAAGCAATTGGAAGAAATATGCAAATGTATATGGACGACACACTACCACATATTCAAGGATTAACTTCAATAAAAGGAGTATCAACTGGTATAGTTGCTACAGAGGCTGCAAGATTCCATGCTCTTATGGCAACTTTAGGAATGCAGACAGAAGCAGAAGTTGCATCATTAAAGAAAACAATAGCACTTGGAGGCACTGTAAGTTCACAGCTCCTAGATACATTTGATGACATATTGCCTATTACAACAAGATTAAGCCAAAATGCAGCACAACAATCTGCTGCAATTGTTGCCGAGCTACGTGCTGGCAAAATAACAGTAGATGCTGCTAAAGCACAAATAATTGCTGTTAATACTCAACTTGAGCAGTCTTTAATGTCAGAGGTTGGAGCTTATGCCGCATCTCGTGGAAGATCAATTGATTTTTATAAAGCACCATTAATGAATCAGCCAGTTGTAGATGCTAACGGACAATTCACATTAAGAGATTTATATAAAAAAGAAAATAATAGAGCTGTAATGGAGGAGTTTGGAA